TTCGTCTGTACCAGAGAATACTCTCTTGTTTGCTTCTGCACGCCACTGACCCAGCTGGGACTGAAGATCATCATAATCTTCTATCTGTCCTTCTACCTTCTCGACTTTTATAGACTTGAGTTGTTCTTTCAAATAATTATTTCTTGAAATATTTTTGTTTTTATCACTGATATTTTCAAATTCTAATTGTAAAGAACGTAAAGTCTTCTCGTCTTCTTCTGAGTGAAATGGTAAATCTAACTTTGATAATAGAGATGTATCTTCCAATTTATTGTCATTTAACCATTTTTCAATAGTGTCAATTTTTGATTCTAGTCGTGAAACGCTTAAAGAATCTTGTCTTACAGCTTCTTTAAATATCTCAAAATATTTTACATAATCATCAAGTTTCAACAAGTCAATCAAAAACTTCTTACGATTAGTGTCTGTTGCAGTTAAAAACTGCAAACTTGCGTTTGTGTTTTGATAAACCAGTTGAGTAAACGTTTTGAAATCAATACCTAAAACTTCTCCCAATGTTTTGTAAGTATTGGTTGCGGTATGAGATGATATATCTTCTCCGTTTTTCGTCAGTCTACATTTAAGATTTGTCCTACGGCTAACAGCGATAACATAATCGTTGCTATCAATAGAAAAGCTAAGACTGATATCGTAACCCTTATTAACATAACGGTTAGCAATATCGGCTTTCTTAATATTTTTACTGTTTTTATTGAATAATACTTCTTCCAATATAAGAGGAATAGAACTTTTTCCAACACCATTTGTACCCACCAACTGTGTGAGTGTGGCTTTGGACAAGTCAATTTCATTTCCCTCTCCATATGAGAAGCAATTACTCCATGCTAAAGTTTTTAGAATAATCATTAAATACTCTCACTATATCGTTTGTTTTCTCTATTTTTAGTATCTCAGTTAGATACTTTACTAATTCTTCTTCCATTGTGAGATTTTCAAGATCAAGTGTTGCTTCTGTCTCTCGTTTTACTACTTTCTTGTCTAGTAAATCTGAGTTTTTGACTTTTGCTAAGTCTTGAACATCTCCTTCTATTTCATAGATTGTATGGTGCCATTCTGTCTGTACCATTTCATCTGGATCGTCTACTGTCTTACGAATTAACTGTGGTAAGTTAAACTCGTGCCATGTCCAGTTAAAAGTTTCATCAATAAGTAAGTAACCTGTTTTTACTTCATTTCTATGAAAAGAAGTAGTCATAGGACTGCCAGGATATACAATGTTTCGTTGAGTATTCTCGTGAGCATGTAAATCTCCTGCAAATACAGTATCAAACTTATCAAATCTTTTTAAGTCTACTTCAGGTACTACATGAGGTGGTATCTCACCACGAACATGAGTAAATAAGTACTTCGCATCAATACTTTCTATACTTTTCTTTTTATGCAAATCTGCATAGGGAAGAATCGCCCAGTCATCTTCATAGTAGGTTTCTGTTATAACTTCTACTAGAGGATTCAATTCATTTGTTACTCGAATAAGATTATCAAAGAATGTCTTATTTTTTCTAGTCGCTTCATGGTTTCCATCAAATATGATTGTTCTAACTCCTACACCTTTTACAAAGTCAAAGTATAGAGTAAGCTCGTCCATTGATGGCATACGATCAAAAAGATCACCACCAATAATGTGTAAATCAATATCTTTTTCTAACGACTTGAGTTGTTCAAAGAACAGCTCGTACCTTGAGCAAGCCCAAGGCAGAGGAACGTTCTTTTGGCCCAACTTAATGTGCCAGTCTGCTGTAAACAGGATCATACTACGAAGTCCTGTCCAGGTTGCCAAGCACAACCAGTGAGTCCACCAGCTTTAAGTGCTTGTAGGGTTCTTAAGATTTCATGGGCATTTCTGCCTGTGTCATCAACGTTTACAGATACATGACGAATAGTTCTCTCATTATCCATAATGAATGTAGCTCGATAGCAAACCCCACCTTCTTCATTTACTATACCTAGTGCAGAAGAAAGTCCTAGACCACAGTCAGCTGCAAGTGAGTGATTAATGTTTCTTATCATTTCGTTATCTTTTTTCCAAGCTAACTTACAAAACTCATTATCTCCACTTATACCAATAACTGTTGCATGGTCTACTAACATATCCATTCCAGCAATCTCTGTTGGACAGATAAATGTGAAATCTTTAGGATAAAAATAAACTACTGTCCAGTCATTTTTTAGAGGTTCATAATGCTCTAATACTTCTACTGACACAAAGTTATTATCTTTATCAATTCCATTTAATTTAAATGGTGGGAATTTTTCTCCTACTCCAATCATTCTACGTCAAATTCTGATGAAATACTTTCATCAACCGAACCCCCTTCTTCGGTTATTCTTTTAAGAAGCTCTAATTGTGCGTCTGCTGTTGGTCTTGGAAGAACATCGTCCATTGACTTCAAGTTAGCAATAAGCTCCTGCTCGCTTTCATTAAGCGCTCTTGGTTTACATTTTAGTGCTTGTAACTGATACTCTACATTGAACACCTGTGGGCCTGTCTTAATTCTTTTGAAATAAACGTCCCAACCAGTTTCTGTATCAGTTGGATCTCCTAAATCTTCTGAAGCAGTCATTATTTGGTCAAATAACTTTCTCTTTAGATTGAAGATTTTGATACTTGGTTCATCATTACTATAATCAATACATTGAATAGCATAAGACCAAGCACATTTTTGATCTGGATAGTAAGAAGGCACATGATCCACTTCTTTGTTGTTAAATGTTTCGGTATTTCTATCGAAAGCTAAACACTCAAGAGGTAAGTTCTTATTGTTCTCGCCTTTTACCCAGTATAAATATCTAGGTAGTAAGTCACCAACGAGTCTCACGTGATGATTTTCTTTGCCTGTATAGACATATGATTCTACTTTTTCTTTTTGAGCCGAACCTTTGCTCTGATTAAATTTAATTGCCATTTTTATTCTCCTGTGTCTCCTCGAACATAAAGTGAATACGATTCGCTTTAATATCAAGCAGTCTGTTGCTGTTAATAATACCCTGTGACACTTGGCAGTGCAACAGGTCTAATGTGGTGTCTTTAGTTTCATTATAATAGTGATAGGAGCGAAACGATGCGACACCTGCATATTCTACTACTTCTCTATCACTGAACTGTCTGCCTTTTTCTAATAAGTCGATGGGATTAATAAGGAAACTACTACCCCCAAACTTATATCTCTGAAATTTAAATGTTGGATCGTAGTAATTAGTTGGTAACTTTTTGTAAGTTATCATACGAAGTATAGCGATTATATGACTAATATTGCCATTGCTTACTTTCATTACTTTATCCCAGTCAAATAGTAACATATATTATAACACGAAAATTAATTGATGTCAAGAAAAATTTTTCCGAGGTCATAGTTGAGTTACCTCATATCCTTGTTTCATATAGTATCCGAGTCGAGCCTGGTTCTGTCTCGAAGCTGTTTTACCTTTTAAATGAATGTCTACTACTTTTGGCTGTAATTTTCCTTCTTCTTTTCTTATTATTCTTCCTATCAACTGAGTCAATAAAGGCTCATTGTTTATCGGAGTTGCTAACACAATGCAACTTAACTCATTGATAGATATACCCTCTGAGAAAATTGACTGTGTGCCGAATAATACATTCTTGTCTTTCTTTAACTGTTTAATTGTTTTCTCTCTTTCTGCATGATCCATGTCACCTGTAACATGAACTGCATTATCCCCTACTAGCTGTGCACAAACTTTTAGAAAATACACTCTGTTTGACACAACTAATACTTTATGCCCCTGGGCGGCATAAGCGGCAGCAATCATACTTACACTACGAACATATTCTTGATTATAGCATAAATGATTTACTTTACTTGCCCAAGGCATTGTTCTTCCATCTAGAAATCTTACTTCTGATGGAACTATATCTACGGAAGGAGTCATGAAGTTTTCCTTTGGAGGTTTGAGTACGTGATTACCAAAGTAATCTCGGAAAACTACATGCCTTCCATCTTTTCTTTCTAGTGTTCCTGTAAGTCCTATCTTATATCGTGCAGGCATTTCATCTATAATTCTAGTAAAGGTTGGACTACTAACGTGATGCATTTCATCTAAAATGATAGTCCCAAATAGATGTTTTATGTCCTTAATTCTTCGGTATAAACTCTGAATATTCCCAATGACGATAGGTGGTTCGGTGTTAAAGACTCCGCTACCTATTCTGCCTGGCGTAAATCCATAGACTTTTTGTACTTCTTTTTCCCACTGTGTTCTCAACGAAGTTGTGTGAGTAACAACAAGTGTTTTCTGTTTTAGTTTTCCTGCGATAGCTAAACCTGTAAATGTCTTTCCCCAACTGACCCATGCGTTTATTATAGCATTGTCATCAATCTCAGAGTAAACCATGTTTTGAGAAGGTCGTAAACTAAACTTAAAGTCAGGTAGTTTCACTGGTGACTTCACTCGTTTATCGATTATTTCGTAATCTTCTGGGATTAAATCCAATCTTCCGCCAGGTATGGTGACTAATCCTGCTCTAATTCGTCTATAAGTTTTTATAATAATAGGCGGATCCATAGGCATACGAGGAGGCAAAGTATAAGTAAGCGCACTCTCGAGCTTTGCTTCGAGTTCGGGTGTGGTATCTAAGTATATTCTGTGATTAAGAATTGCCTTCATTAATTCCACTCAGGCCCTGCGTACCACTGTACGAGAGATGCTCGAGTTCCTTTAGTTACTTTTTCTACTTCGTGGTAAAGAAATGATGGAAAAACTAAAACTGAACCTTTGTTTCTCCATTTTTCATCTCTAATTTCTTCTTTATCTCCGTCTAGTCCCCATAAAACAAAGTCTCCACCTCTATAATATTTTGGGTCAGTTAATTGTATAGTTATGGATATTTTTCTATTAATAGGAGTCGCTCCATCTATATCTCTGTGTTTTCCATAAAACTCTCCTTGCCCATATAATCCAAATTGTACTGGCTCAGAACTTGATAGTCTTGCTTGCCAAGTTGCAGCGTTTGCTGCATGAAGGACTTTACTTACTATACTTTCAACCCAATGTCCTTTTTCAAAAAATGCAGTATTGGCTTTTCTTATTGAAAAGTTTTTTACTGGCATTTTATTTTCTTCTGGTTGCTCTCTATTTACTTTATAAACTTCCCCTTCTCCAAGGTCTAGCCCTTTTCCTTGCTTTACAATAAGGTCACATAAATCTGAATCTATATAACTATCAAGAAAAACTAGAGGGTTCTGCATTACTGATTTCATTCTACTACACTCCAATTAATAATTGTCTCTTTTTCTATATCTTCCCACTTTCCAAACTCAGGATTATAACAAATTAATTTATCTCCTGATTGATGAAAAACTTTCGTTGGAGTATATTTATCACATAAAGTATACTCTCTTTCATGTACTTTAGAGCTAGTTAAACTTCTAAACTTAATTAGAACTATTCCAGACTCTAAACTTTCTTCTAAACTTTTCGCCATGTGTCTTTTTTCCTTTTATCACAGACTTCATATAATAGCCACGGTATTCCGCTTCTATACAATATTCCTGCCCATGTTTCTTCGGGACTTGGTGGTCTAGCAAAATCAAAAGCATGATTTATGCCTTTAATCCATACTACACTACGTCCTCTTCTTTTTTCTACTTTTCGTATCTTGTGATACTTTAGTGGTATACTCTTTTGTTTATAATATCTAAAGAACATACCTGTTGAATCAATATAGAAATTACCTCTATGTTTTATTAACTCAACTGTGTCTGTTATCATATATCGAAGTGGATATAAACTTTTCATTGGAGTCTGTAATCTTCTCTTTCCAAGAGTTTCTCCACTCATATTCTTATCGTCTAGAACTTGATCTTCTATCCAAAGTATTCCGTCTATCATATCTATGTTGTCTGTGTGAACAACATATACTGGAAACTTATACTTCATACTTTGCCACAAATTTACCCATGCTGTAATCTTCTCCTACTTCAAAGTCACAACCGATTGGGGCATTGGGAATGTTTACTCCTCTATCTTTTTGTACACACTCTTGCAATTTACCACAGTATTCTTCTACATGCTCGTCTGGCACTTCTGCAAGAATGGAGTCATGTACTAAAGCAAAGATTCTTGCTGGCATATTTACTTTCTTTATCCATTGATTCATCTCAATTGCAGCAAGTAAGTTCACATCGGAAGCAACAGACTGTACTAGAAAGTTAATACCACTTCGTACTTCGTGTGATGCAATCCCTTGATCTTTTGATTTTGCATTTGGTAATCTTCTCTTTCTACCAAAGAAGGAATATATAAAAGCATTATCACGAATGAACTGTTGATTGTGTGTTAACCATTGTTTTAGGTTACTAAACATTTCAAAATATTGTGCAATAACTCTCTGTGCTTCTCCCACTGAAAACTCTTTACCACTATCTTTAGTAACTTGCCAACTAATCTTTTGAGGGCCTGCTCCGTACATTATACCAAATGTAACTGCCTTTGCCTGTTGTCTTTTATCTCCATACAGTTCAGCAACTTCTTCTACTTCACAAGGCAACTTAAATACTTGCTTTGCAATAGTAGAGTGGAAGTTGCCACCCTGTCTAAATACGTCCATCAAATTCTCGTCTTTAGCAAGAACTGCAGCACAATAAACTTCTGCTGTAGTTAAGTCCATCGCAACGATTTGATGTCCTTCTTTTGCTTTGATACAACCTTTCACGATTGGATTATCACGAGGAATCTGTTGCATATTTAGTTTACCTGACGAGGAGAGTCTGCCTGAAGTAGTTCCATGCAGATTAAATCCTGTTCGTAAACGACCATCAAGGTCTAGAGCTGGTAATATTTTATCGAGATATGTGTTCTTTATCTTTACATTCTGACGAACTTCAAGAATAAGTTTTGGTATCTCGTGCTGTTCTCCTAATTGTCCAAGAACTTCTGCATCGGTACTATCAGCACCAGTTCCTGTCTTTTTGCCAGTTGGCTCTAGTCCTATATAATCAAACAGTAAACTACGAAGTTGTACTGTCGAGTTTGGATTAAACTCCCCTCTATCCTTAATAAATTGTTGTACTTCGGGATAAGAGTTTAGTTTTGATACTGCTTCATCGATCTGTTCTGCCATCAAAGTAGAACTTCTTTTTAGTCTGTCAGTATCAAACGGTACTCCATTTGTTTCAATATCACAAAGGAAACGACAGCCTGGTAATAGAATATTTCT